CAGAAAAATCTTTTTACAATATGAATAACGGTTATACTTCTGCTACCGGTAGCGCTACTGCAAGTCTACTAGTTGTAGACTCAGGTTCTTTTGGAACCGGAGATGCTGATCTTGATAAGCTTTGCCGCTTTGACCCAGACCTAGTTTCTGGTTCAGTTGTAGCTGTTGCTGTTGTCAGTGCTTCATTGCTCCCACAGCTAAACAGAAGTGACCTAGTAGCCATTAAGGTAACAAATACCTTTGCTAGTGGTAGCCAGGTTCGTCGTTTGGCAGCTAAATCAAATGCTGCTGGTGGCGAAGGCATTGGTGATGCATTCAGCCATGTTCGTTTGGTATTTGCAGGTCCAGTAGGAGCCTCTTCTGATGATCTCAAAGCTCAACTTCAGGCTGGCAACGTAACCCTACAGTTCCCAATTGATGATAATTTGGTCAATGGTAGCGGACTAGGTTCAATCAAAGGCGACCCACAATGGGCACTTGAAGCCGAAGAAAACCTACCAGAACTAGACATCAAAATTGATTCAGTTGCTGTAACAGCTAAAACCAAAAAACTCAAAGTTAAATGGACCCCAGAATTAGGTCAAGACCTAAATGCTTATCACAATCTAGATGCAGAAGTAGAACTTACTTCTATCATGAGTGAGCAAATTGCTCTTGAGCTAGATCGTGAAATTTTAGAAGATCTTATCAAAGGTGCTACTGCTGCAACTATGTACTGGTCACGTCGTCCAGGCAAATTCTTGCATCGCACAACAGGCCTTCCAGTTGAAGGCGACCAAACAGGTTCAGGAAACCTTCTAGGTGCAGACTTCACTGGTAATGTTTCAGAATGGTATGAAACCCTTCTAGAAACAGTTAATGATGTATCCGCTCAGATTCATCGTAAAACACTACGTGGTGGCGCAAACTTCCTAGTTTGTGGTCCAGAAGTAGCTTCTATTCTTGAAATGACTGCTGGTTTCCGCGCTAAAGTTACTCCAGACGAAGACTCTGGTATGGCTGGTGCTCAAAATGTTGGCAGCGTTAGCAAGAAATGGGATGTTTATGTTGATCCATACTTCCCACGTAATGTTATTCTAGTTGGACGCCGTGGTGCTCAATTCCTAGAAAGTGGTTATGTATATGCTCCATATGTCCCACTACAAGTCACTCCTACCATCTTTGGTGTTGAGGACTTTGTACCACGTAAAGGTGTAATGACTCGTTACGCCAAGAAAATGGTACGTCCTGATATGTACGGTCTTGTTATCGTACAGGATCTATTAGGCTAATAGCCTAACACCTCAAGGTGTAATTGGCAAGCCCCTTCCCATGTGGTTGGGGCTTTGCTTTTTTTGGAGACTACTTATATATAAAAAGGAGTTTCTATGGATCCAATTATCATTATCTTGCCAATTGTTCTTGTTGCTTTTATTATCGCTATTGGTGTTCCTCTTACTTTAACTTTAAAAAAGTTATTTTGGAGGCCACAAGAAAAGATACCAGGATTCGAAACAAGACAAGCTAGAGTTAATGGCTTATTTAAACCAGAAGAAGTAGCTGAAGTTTTCCGCATCTTTGAAGAATGTTGGAATGAGAAAATAGAAAAAATAAATTTAAAACCTGTATTTGATAAAATCAATATATTCTGGAAAAACGACCCAATTGACTTAGGGCAAGAATATGCTATTAATGGCAAAACTTTTTCTAAAGCAACAGGTTTAACAAGAACAAAAAAAGATATTGATGTTTGGGTTTATAACACAAAAAGAATTCAAGAAGACGGAAAAAATAAAATTGTTCCAAAAGACAAAGAAGAAATAAAAATATCTAGTACTGCTTTAATACATGAATTAATACACGTTGTGTTGTGGCAAACTAAAGGAGACCCAGATGCAGATCACGAAGGCAATTTATATTCTGGCTGGACTTTCAAGCACAGCGAATTAGAAAGTTTAGCAAATCGCAAATTAAAAGAGAAAGGATTATAATAACTATTTAATAAAAGAGGTGTAATTTGAATGTCGTATCCAACGCTAACTCCAGAAAGTCAAACCAGTGCTATTACATTGCCTTCAGCAGGTAATATTGCAAATGTTACACAACAATTACCATTTGGAGTTTATGTAAACAGCCCACAATTTATTACTGGAGCATCAGATCAGGTATCTTTTACTTATAAAATGCTTGGAGGAGATGTATTAGACATTGAACTTACAGAGCATAATGTTTATTCTGCATACGAAACTGCTGTTTTAGAATATTCTTATATTGTCAACCTTCATCAGGCTAGAAATGTTTTAAATAATGTTCTAGGAGATGCTACAGCTTCTTTTAACAGCGATGGAGAGATAACAAGCGGAAATAGTATCGAAACGAAACTTCCGTCTTTTGATATCGGGTATGTAAAACAAATAGCTACAAAAGCTTCCGAAGAAGCTAATATTGGAGGTAATCTTGTCCACTATAGTGCTTCTATAGATGTTGTCTCAGGACAGCAAGAGTATAACTTGCAGGAAATAATTTACGATCAATCTCTTTCTAACGATTCGTCTTTCTATAACCTTATTGAAGGAAAAAAATTAAGTATTAGAAAAGTTTATTACAAATCTCCAAGGGCAATGTGGCGATTCTATGGATATTTTGGAGGTTTAAATACGGTAGGCAACCTATCTACATACGGTCAATATGCCGACGATAGCACATTTGAAGTCATTCCTGCTTGGCAGAATAAGCTTCAAGCAATGTCTTACGAAGATAATATCTACACACGTATCTCTCATTACTCATACGATCTTAGAAACAATATTCTAAGGCTATTTCCTTACCCAGAAGGCGAAATAAAAAAGATTTGGGTTGAGTTTGTAATTCCAGGAAATTCTACCGATGTTCCTAATAATGGAAATGCCCCAGTTAATAGTGACATAAATGGTATAAATAATATGAACACTATTCCATTGGCGAATATTCCTTTTGAAAAAATTAATTCAATAGGAAAACAGTGGATCAGAAGATATGCGTTGTCTATCTCGAAAGAGATGTTAGGACAGGTAAGAAGTAAGTTCTCTACTGTTCCAATTCCAGGAGAAAGCATAAATTTAAATGGCTCAGAATTACTTTCGCAAGCAAAAGAAGAGCAAAATTCACTAAAAGAAGAATTGAAATCGATTCTCTCTGAAATGACTTACGATAAATTGGCAGAAATGACTGCCGGTATGTCCGAGAATGCTACTAAGGTTCTTGAAAAATTTCCATTGAATATTTTTGTAGGGTGATAATATATGGCAGAAAAATGGGATAGACCAGCGCAACCACCTCCACCTCTTTTTGTTGGACAAAAAGAAAGAGATTATGCAAAACAAGTAAACGATGAGATAGCAGAAAGAGTTGTTGGTCAAACTATTTTATACTATCCAATAGATTTGTCTTCTACCAATTTCCACCCTCTTTACGGAGAAAGTATAAACAAGAATTTCTTGCCGCCAATTAGAGTATATGCACTTGTTAAGTGGGAAGGAGACGAAACAACTACTTTTAATTATGGAATAGACAAACAAACAAAGATAACAGTTAATTTTCACAAAAGACGTTTAACCGAAGATCAAGATCTTTATGTTCGAGAAGGCGATTTTGTTTTATATGCAAAACAATATTTTGAAATAGTTAAATTAATAGAACCAAAATTATTATTTGGGCAACAAGAACACAAATTTGAAATAACGGCACAATGCATAAATGCACGACAAGGGAATTTTCCAGAAACAGTCGATTAAAGGAGTTTAGAATGCCATTAAGATTGACAGAAATAACAGGAAGCGTTGAAGTTACTACTAGCCAAGAAGCGGTAATATCTAACGTTGTAATAATAGATGCCAGCGATAATTCACCATATCTATATTTATTTCTAGATATGATAGACAATCCTTGCAATTATAGAGGAAAGGTTATTTATTTGACTGCTATTGGTCCAACTCCAAGGCCAGATCCATTTCTGTGGATAGACAAATTTTATTTTAATGAAGGATGTGAGTGGCACGAAAGCCCATTTTCTCTTAGGTTGGAGTAAACACAATGAGCAATATTCAGGACAAGCCAGAAACACCATATGTTCCATCTACGATAGAGAATATAGATTTAGCTGTATACAAATGGCTTGACGAAAAACTAAATTTGCATTCAGACACAAACAAAGGTTGGTCTAAGACTCCTGTTATATGGGTTTCTGGTGAGCGTTCTTGGCAAGTAAAGAATAAAAAAGAGCTAAGAGATTCCAATGACAATTTTATTCTTCCAGTAATAACTTTAGAAAGAACGGACATGTCTAAAGAAAAAGACAAGAAAGGTAAATATTGGGGAGATGTAATTCCATTTAACGATGAAAAAGGCGGCTCTATACCAATTTATAGAGAAATAAAACAAGACAAAACTTCTAATCACGCAAACACGGATTCAAAAAGATTGACCGGGCAGCCTAATTTTAAGAGAGAAAATAAAAAAATAATTTATGAAACAAAATATATACAAATGCCTGTTTATGTGACTATGACATATGTGATTAATGTCAGGACCGAGTATCAACAACAAATGAACGATTTATTACAACCCTTTATGACATTTACAGGAGCTGTTAATTATTTTATCGTAGAAAACGAAGGGCATCGTTATGAAACGTTTGTTGAACCATCTTTTGCGACAGAAAACAATACAGCCGATTTACAGCAAAATGAAAGAAATTTTAATTCCAAAATAACGTTAAAAGTTCTTGGACATTTGACCTCTAAAGGAAAAAACGATGATAAACCATATGTTTCTACAAGAGAAAATATCGTTGACGTTAAAATTCCGCGAGAATATGTGATTTTTGGCGAAGATGAGGATAAAATTAAACTTTGGTAGGTGATTTTGGATTATTGACATACTATTTATTAGAGAAAAACTATTTGCAGCTTTAGGGCTAGAATGAGGAGAATATAAAATGCCAGTAAAGAAATTTCGCTTCGTATCACCAGGAGTACAAGTAAAAGAAATAGATAAATCACAACTACCAGATGTTGCACAAGCCATTGGTCCAGTAGTTGTAGGTAGAACCTTAAGAGGACCAGGGATGGTTCCAGTTACTGTAAATTCATATGAAGAGTTTGTAGAAAAATTCGGTGCTCCAGACCGTGGTGCAGGCTCAAGCGATGTATGGAGAAATGGAAATACAACAGCTCCAACATATGCTGCTTATGCTGCAGAAGCATGGTTAAAAAATTCTTCTCCTCTTACAATGGTAAGATTAATGGGAACACAGCACCCAAATGCTCTTGTTGGCGAAGGTGAAGCTGGATGGTCTACAAAAAATGTAGCTGCTGATAGTGTTCCTGCCGATAACGGTGGAGCATATGGCTTATTTGTTCTACCTTCTGGTTCTGATTATACTAATGTTACTGGCGCATTAGCTGCTGTATTCTACTTAGACGAAGGAAGTGTTGCGTTAAAAGGAAATAAACCTGGAGATTCAGCCACAATAAGCAATGCAAGTACGCTAATCGCAAACTCTGGAGATGACTTAGAATTTACTATGGAAATTGCTAGCGGTTCTGCAAAAGAAACTGTTGCTTTTAACTTTAATGCTTCTTCTTCAAAATATATTCGTAAAGTGTTGAATACAAATCCGACTCTAACAAACGCAGAAGTAACTCCTG